CCAGACTACAGAAGATACATAATAATAAAGTAAGGATAGAACTCCATGATGTTTGAAGGTGTAACAGAAAAACCTGTATCAGACTTTCTTCTCTTTGAAGATGAAGAGTTGAAAGGTACAGAGTACCAAGGTGTGATTGAATTCTATAATGGATACGAACTATCTATTGTAAAACATAACTCTTCTTACGGTGGTAAGATGGGTTTGTTTGAGATTGCATTGTCTAAAGGTGAAAGTCAAATCTGTATGCCTCCTATCACAGCCGAGGGTGATACCGTCAAAGGTTTCCTTACAAAAGATGATGTACTTGAAATCATTGAAACAACTAGAGACTTGCCCGGCACTGTCTAACTAACATTCTATAGATTCTCGTTTGCAGTATAAATACTACAAAGAGGATTTTGAATGAATAATATGTTTTCATACTTTATGGGGAAGGATGGCTTCCATTGGTTTATCGGTGTCTGTGAGGACAGAGATGATCCAGATAGTTTAGGCCGTATTCGTGTTCGTGTCTTTGGTACACACACTGATGATTTAATTAAACTCCCCACACAAGACTTGCCATGGGCGCACGTTGTCATGCCACCTACATCACAGGTTGGCGCATTCCATAATATTAAACCAAGCGACTGGGTATTCGGTTTCTGGCGTGACCCTGATTTCTTTCAGCAACCTGTAGTCATGGGTGTCATGCCTGGCATCCCTGCTAATGAATCTGATGCAACAAAAGGATTCAATGACCCTAACTCACCAGATGCTCCAGACACACAGGATGAGAAGTATAAGAAAGATCCAGACTTTGGGCCTTACCCAATAAAAGATTTGGTTGGTAAAGCAGATACGTCACGATTGACTTCTGGTTTACTTGATGCTCATCCAGAGATTGAAGCACGAGACAAAGAAGTTACGGAAGGTGTTCCTACTGCAAACCAGAGAAAGATTTTAGGTGACGCAGACTTTACGGTTGATGTTGCATCTAAGTGGACTGACAAACTAGCAACCAATACAGACTTAACTGCAACGTCTTGGAAAGAACCAAAGACTACGGATGACTCCATTCGTGGTGAAGATGCGTCAGGTAAAAATCCTGAGACACAAGAAGATAGAGAGCCTCCATACAAAAGACGGAACACAGAGTATCCCTATAACCATGTAAGGGAAACTGAAAGTGGTCACATACAGGAGTTTGACGATACACCATTTGCAGAGCGTATCTATGAGAAGCATAGAAGCGGAACATACTATGAGATTGATGCTGACGGAAACAAGGTAACACGAGTTGTCGGACAGAACTATCACATTGTTGCTGGTAACAACTTTGTTAATATCAAGGGTGACGTAAACCTTACGATTGATTCAAACTGCAAGACTTATATCAAAGGTGACTGGGATATTCAAGTTGACGGTAACAAGACGGAAGTTGTCAAGAAGAATGTTACGGAAACATACGGTACAGAAAATGGAGCTCATGCACATACTATAAGTGTTACAGGTAAAAGAGCAGAGACAGTAACCAATACTGTTACGGAAACATATCAAGACGCAAAGACGGAAGAAGTCACTGGACTTGTTTCCGAAACATATAAAGCAAATCAAACAACAAACATAACAGGTACACTGGACTTGGATGCATCTACGGAAATAGATGCTGACGCTGGTGTAATCAATCTGAACTAATGCCTGGCGTAGTAAGAATAGGGGATGCTCACATTGGACACGCTTCTCCCACACCAAGTCCATTTCACCAAACCACATATGCAACTGGTTCTGGTAATGTTTTAGTAAATGGTAGGGGAGCAGTAAGGATAGGTGACATTACATCTTGTACTGATCCAGCCGTGGGTTCTAGTCCTGACGTATTTGTAAACGGAATACTAGTTCATCGTTTAGGTGACGCAACTGGCGGACATGGTTCATGGGTGCCAAATGCTTCTGCATCATCATCGTCAAATGTTTTTGCGAATGGTGGTAGTGGGGGCGGAACACCAGCAGACCCATCAAAGGCAATTGCACAGAATGGTTCTTGTGTTCAGTATGATTGGAACAATGGAGTCTGTCTAGACTAAGGAGATAAAGTAATGCACGAGTATAAGTGTAAGATAACAAGAGTGGTTGATGGTGACACAGTAGATGTTGATATCGACTTGGGGTTCGGTGTATGGATGCTCAAACAAAGAATTCGTATGTATGGTATTGACACACCAGAATCTAGAACAAGAGATTTAGAAGAGAAGAAGTACGGACTGGCTGCAAAAGACTTTCTTGTGAAGTGGACTAACGCCGGCGGACTTGTTCTCAAAACACACAAGGATGGTAAGGGTAAGTTCGGTAGGATACTTGGTGAGTTGTGGTATGGTGAAGTAAACATCAATGAGAAGATGATTGAAGAACATCACGCAGTAAGATACATGGGTCAGTCCAAAGAAGATATCGCAGAAGAACATATCAAGAATAGAGCTTTCATTAATCTATAAGTTTCGTTATAAATACAAATAGGAGAAACCTATGACTGCAAACCCAACAGCATTTCGTGATGCAGAGAGAACGAATAGCTCTGATAGAAATGCACAAATATTCAAAGACATTAACCTGTCACTTGCAAGACATCCTATTACTGGTGACATTGCAACGCTTTCTAATGTTGAGGCAGTCAAACGTAGTGTTCGCAATTTAGTTAATACCAATTTCTATGAGCGTCCTTTTCATCCAGAGATAGGCTCTAATGTTCGTTCAGTTTTATTTGAACCAGTATCACCAATCGTTGCAACGGTTTTGGAAAGACACGTTAGAGATGTTATTGCAAACTTTGAACCAAGAGCAGAACTAGTTGATGTTATTGTTTCGGACAATTCTGATGCAAATGAGTACAGAGTACAAATAAAATTCTTTATAGTCAACTCTTCGGACATTGCAGACATGAACATATTTTTAGAGAGATTAAGATAAGATGGCAGAGTCAAAATTACAAGTCACCGAATTAGATTTCGATGATATAAAAAATAATCTAAAGACATATCTCAAAGGCCAGTCAGAATTTTCTGATTATAATTTTGAAGGTTCAGGGTTGTCTGTTCTAATTGACACCTTAGCATATAATACACATTACCTTGGTATGAATGCAAATATGCTTTCAAACGAAATGTTTCTTGACACTGCAACACTTCGTTCATCTGTAGTATCTCATGCAAAGAAACTAAACTATACTCCACGTTCTGCTAGAGCTGCAGAAGCATTCGTCAACGTACAAGTTAATAATAGTAATCTTTCTTCAGTAACAATAGATAAGGGTACAAAGTTTACAACTTCAATAAACAATAATACATATGGTTTTGTTGTGAATGAATCAAGGACTGTTCAACCAACGAATGGTGTTCTCAAATTTGAAAACCTACCTATCTATGAAGGAACATTGGTTAGTGCAAAGTATACCGTTGACTTCAATAATCCAGAAAAGAAATATGTTATTACAAGTGACAGAGCAGATACTACAACTCTAACTGTCACTGTTCAAAACTCTTCGTCTGATGCCACTACAGAAGTTTTCAATCTTGCAAAAGATATCTCAACTGTAAACGCTACTGACAAAGTTTATTTTTTACAAGAAAATGAAGAGGGTAGATTTGAAGTTTATTTCGGTGACAATGTTATTGGTAAGAAACTTATTAACGGAAACATTGTTATACTAGAATACATTGTAACAAACAAAACAGAAGCAAATGGTGCAACTACATTCAGTGGTACAGCAATTGGTGGTGTGTCTAACATTACTATAGAAACCATGCAGGCTGCGTCTGGTGGAGCAGAACCAGAAACTATTGAATCAATTAAGTACTATGCTCCTCTTAATTATTCTGCACAGAGAAGAGCAGTAACCACATCAGATTATAAATCTATTCTACCAGAGATATATCCAAATGTCAAGTCTGTTCAGGTATGGGGTGGTGAAGATAATGATCCACCAATCTATGGACAAGTGTATATCGCAATCAGTCCATTGTCTGGAGCAAAACTAACTCAGGCCCAGAAAGAATTTATTGTTACTGGATTGAAACCATTTAACGTAGCATCTGTTCGCCCACAGATTGTTGATCCTGAGACAATTAATATTATTGTAGATACAAACTTTAGATACAATGCTCTTGCAACAACAAAGACTGCATCTGATTTACAGACAGAAGTTAATACGACAATAACAAATTATTCTGTAGGGGGTCTTGAGAAGTTTGATAATATGTTTAGATATTCTGAGTTATCACGTTTGATTGATAGCACAGATGAATCCATTCTTTCAAACATCACTACTGTTCGTATATACAAATCTTTAACACCACAACTCAATACGTTAACACAATATACAACAAAGTTTTACAATCAATTTTTTAATCCACACGCAGGCCATGGTTCTGTTTTATCTACTACTGGATTTAAAATTTCTGGTTCAACTGCTGAACAGTTCTTGGATGATGACGGTAGAGGTAATGTTAGAATTTTTAAAGTTGAATCTAACCAAAAGGTTTATGCAAACGCAGCAGTAGGAACAATTGATTATACAGAAGGAACTATAATTCTTAATAATCTTACGATTACATCTGCAACAAATACTGATGGGTCTATTCACATGATTGTTATTCCAGAGTCAAATGATGTTCTCCCTGTAAGAAATCAACT